GAGCTTAATTTATTTGTGAATCATTTTTATCGAGTACTGCGTGATGGTGGAACCTGTATTGTGTTTTTTGATTTATGGAAGATTACTAATCTAAAAGACATGTTGGAAAATTGTCTTGATAGAAAACGCGTCGTCCCTAAGACAAAAAAAGAAAACGAAAGCGAAGAAGAATTTAATCAGAGAGTTCAATATGCAACAGATAATCCAATCGTTTCATATGGTTTTTCTCAAATTCGTCTTATTGAGTGGATCAAAACCAACCCACAGCCAATCAATAGCAGCGTAAACTATCTTACTAACTGTAGAGAGATCGCGCTGCTTGGCATCAAGAAGTCGAAGCCAACATTCAACAGCAAATACGACAAGGGGATTTATCACCACCCGCTACAGGGGGGTAAAGACAGATTTCATCCCACACAGAAAAGCTTACCTTTTTTTGAAGAGCTAATTAAGAAACACTCTAATGAGGGCGACTTGGTGTTGGATTGTTTTGCGGGCTCCGCGACAACTGCGGTAGCTGCAAAAAAGACTAATAGGCAATTTATTGGATGTGAAATGGATGAGGAATATTATAACAAATCAATCGAGAGGATTAACAATGTTAAGATTTAAACAATTACTTTTAGTGCCTATTTTATTTTTGGGAGGTTGCCGGGATCCGGGCCTTCAAAGAACTGAATTTGAAGATAAGTGGTGGCAGACTGAAAAATACAATATCTGCCTTAACCTTCACCAGTTGGGATATGATACAGCGGGTGAACGGCAGACTTTGATTTATGATGAAGAGGCTGGCATCTCTAATATAGGAGAATGGCGCTTCGTAGATCCCAACAGATATTATATAGAAGATAATTTTCTTACCGTGGAACAAAGTGACGCATGTTGGGATGTTGCTTTACATTATGGAATCGACCCCGTGGGACTTATGGAAGATGTAGTTTGTGAATGTACAATGAAAGAGGACAAAAGTGAATAAAAATACACAAGAAACAATGTTTAGTTCAAAGTCAAACGAGTGGGCAACCCCACAACATTTCTTTGACAAGTTAGAAGAGAAGTTTGGAGACTTTACGCTCGACCCGTGCGCTAATAAATCCAATTATAAAGTCAAGAACCACTTTACAGAAGGTGGGTTGGAAAAGGATTGGTCTGGTAACAATGTATTTATGAACCCGCCTTACGGGCGCCAAATTAAGCACTGGATCAAGAAGGCGTATGCAGAAGGACAGAAGGACGATACAATTATCATTGCTTTGATTCCGGCCCGAACCGATACACGCTATTGGCACGATTATGTTATGAGGGCGGATGCTATTTATTTTGTAAAGGGCAGGCTGAAGTTCGGCAATGGAGAAAATAGTGCTCCGTTCCCGTCAGCGGTCGTTGTGTTTAAAAAGCACGATGCTGGGTTCCCGATGATGGGAGTCATCAAATCGTGAATCGTAAGCAGCGCCGCGCATTAAAAAAGCTATCGAAGCCGGAACAGGAAATGGCAGAAAAGGTCGCCCTGTTCGGGCATTTGCCCGATTCTTGTTCTGCGTGTCAAAAAACATTTGACAAGAAGGATAAAGATATGGTATTCTCATGGAGTGTGGTTGTCCACAACGAGACAGAAGCCGTTAGATTATTTTGTCCTGAATGTATTGATAAAACAAAGGAGGCCATTAATGGAAGATATGAATATGAAGAGACTTGATGTTTTTGATTCAGTTTCACCGGAAGAGCGACGGAACGAAGGATTGGAGATGATCAATGCGCGCATTTATAATGATGAATGTGTCGATCATCCAAAACATTATGGCGGCGCCGAAAATCCCCACGAAGTTATCAAAGTAATCGAAAGCTGGCAACTCAATTTTCACGCTGGAAATGTTATAAAATATATTTCGAGATATCAACACAAGGATAATCCAGCGAGAGATTTAAAAAAGGCGCTATGGTATCTCGAAAGACTGATTGAACTTGAGGAGAATAAAAATGAAGGTTAGTCGATTATCAAAAAAGGCGCTTTTTCATATATTGCGCGGGAAAGTCTCAGAAAAAACAACGTGTGTGATCAAATTTTATTCTAATAATTGTCACTATTGTGTTGCTTTGCACGATCCATACACAGAATTATCCAATGAATTTGAAGATATACATTTTTTTGCATTCAATGTGACGGATCACCCACAAGTTGAAAAAATATTCGGCTTTACTGGTGTTCCCACGGTTTGTATGGTAAAGACGGGCGGCTCGACACCCGAGCGCCACGTAATGAAAGAGCCAAAAGATCCGAATAAGGAAACTTGGTACCCAATAAAAGAAATTAGGGCCTTTATCGCGAGCGGAAGATGAATCCGCGTTTTAAAAACTGCTTGTCTTACGACGACGTTTTGCTGGTACCCCGATTTTCTAATATTCGTTCCAGAAGTGAAATTAATATTTCAAGTGATTTGGGAAATGGCATAGAATTATCTTTGCCCATTATTTCTTCACCAATGGACACCATTTCTGAGGGGGCCATGGGCGTTGCGATGGGCACTCGCGGCGGAACAGCAATTATTCATCGCTACAATTCAATTGAAGAACAAATACGTCAAATAAAAATAGCGTATGCTTATTCTAATAAAACATCCAGTCATGATTTAATGATCGGGGCAGCGGTAGGCGTATCTGGCGATTATATTGAAAGAGCGGTAATGCTCAATAATGAATTTGTTAATTTTATTTGTGTTGATATAGCACACGGCCATCATATATTGATGAAAGAGGCATTATCAAGTTTGCGATTGGCGCTTGGCGAGGATGTGCATATAATGGCGGGGAATGTTGCAACCCTTGAGGGAATCAATGATCTAGCTGATTGGGGAGCAGACAGCGTGCGGTGTAATATCGGTGGCGGCTCAATTTGCTCAACGAGAATACAAACAGGCCACGGCATGCCGGGCTTACAAACAATTTTTGATTGTGCTAAAACCGATAGAGATATTAAAATTATTGCTGATGGTGGCATACGCAATTCCGGCGACATTGTTAAGGCTTTGGCTGCCGGCGCCGATGCTGTGATGTGTGGCTCTCTTTTCGCTGGAACGGATGAGACACCGGGAAAGATTTTTCAAGATATGGACGGAAGTAGTTGGAAATCATATCGAGGAATGGCCAGCAAAGAAGCCCAAGTAGAATGGCGCGGCCGTTATAATTCTTTTGAGGGTGTTGCAACTCGCGTTCCTTATCGCGGGCCCATGCGACATATTTTAAATGATCTTGAAAGGGGTATGCGCTCTGGCTTCTCTTATTCTGGGGCTCGAAATATCGAAGAACTACACGCCACAGCAAAGTTTATTCAGCAAACATCGTCGGGCTTAACAGAGAGCCATACCCATATTACTACGAGGAAGTGGTAATGTCCACCGAAGTAGATTACAAGAATCTCGATAAAAAGATTATGTTTAGTGACAACGGGCATCGGCATGCCAAACTTGTAATAAGATTAAAGACAGACGGATTAACGCAAGCAAAGTTTTTTCGCCACATTGTAACTGGTTATATAGAGGACGACGAGAGGATTGTCAGTTACGTTGACAGCTTTAAGCCCCAATCGAAAGCAAGAAAGAAGAAATCTGAAAAGCTGCGAAAATCCGGAGCCCAAAAATTAGGAGACTTTGCTTTGTCTGATGGGGAAGTAGAAAACATTTTTGATATATTAGAACAGGAGTTTCCAGAATTATGAAAGGAGATGGTTTATTGCCTTGTGCGAGAGCGTGCATAGAAGAGAAAATGTGCTGTGAAGAAATGGGGTGTCGGAATTGGGTTGATTATGAAGCAGAACAAAATTGTTGTTTAATATCTACTTATGAAAACGGACCAATGACACTGAGAGAGGTTGCCGATAGACTGGGAATATCTTTCGCGAGAGTAAAACAAATAGAAACTCAAGCGTTACAAAAGTTAAGAAAGCGCTGTAACATTGACGATTTGCTTTTTTAAGGTGTTTATCATTTGTAACTACTATTTATGATTGAGTTTTGAAAACTTTTAAGGAGATTTATAATGGCTCGCAAGAAACTATTAACAGAAGCAGAAATTAGACGCTTTATGAAGCTGGCCACCATTGGTGGAGTGGGCGATACTAAAATTCAGGAAATGGGTTACACGCATCCAGGTGGCCGTATCGCAGAAGAGGAAGACGAAGAGTTGGAAATGGATGCCGAAATGGGCGAGATGCCCCCCGAAGAGGGCCCCCCGGAAGAAATGGAAATGGATATGGGCGACGAAGA